GAAGTCCTGCTCTTTGGTAGTTTGGATGCCGCTGAATTTTTCCGGAACAACCAAAACGACGTCGCCGGTAGATATTTCGTAATATATCTTTCTGCCTATTTGCATAGTAAAAGCCTCCTCTTTAATGCTCAATTTTATTCCAAGGCTATCCATTGGAAACCCCAACTTAGATTGTCACTTACTTTTAGCGAAAAGCCGTTACTGCTGGGAGTGAATGAGCCTGTATAAACATCGTAACCCACATCATACCAATACACAGATATAATTGATCCATTATCATATTTTCTTCCACAAGCGCCGCTATAACCACTAAGGGCTAAAACCACGGAAGGGGTGAAATTTAAATTATTCACCGTCAAATAATTATTTGTGGATGAACCAGGGGGCTGAGTTATACCGGTAGCAACCTTTTTGCCGATTGCTAAGGTTCCTACAACCCCGAAAATATTAACGCCCTCTTTTATGTTGGCAGCTAATAAGTTCGCACTTCCAGCAATAGTTTGTGCATTGATAAGATACTGCCCGCCAGCTATGATCTGGTTTGTCGTACCCGGGGTATAGGTTTGAGAGCCTTTAGCGGGGATGGTGCCTGTTAATTTACTTTTTGCATTCGTATTGTAAAAGGTTTTTCCGGCCAGCACATTGGCTGGTAAGGCGTCTCCGGACAATGCCAATGCGCCGTTTACTACACCGCCCTCAGTCCCCAGCGTATAGCCCTCTAGCACCTCAGCGGCGGTCGCAGTTCCATACTCCCCGCCTGCCGGGATGTCCTCTATTTTCCCAGCCAGAACCGGAAAGGTATCGCTTCCTGATGCAGGGACGCCCTTGCCGGTAATAGCGGAAGCGATCAGGTCTTTTCCATTACCGACATTTGTAAAAAGCTCGTTTACCGCGCTCACAATAGTGGTTTTTTCGGTAGTTAGCAGGGCGGACTTATCCCCCGCATAGGCCTTGGCGTTATTCTCCGCTGCATCGGCCTTTGCCTGTGCACCTGCAGGGGTTTCTTTTGTGCTCCACGTTGCTATTTGAGTTTCATTCACAAAACGCTTTGCAGGATTATCCTCAATCATATCTGCTGAATGCGTGGCAGGGTGCGAGTAGTTATTGGCCCCCGCCTCTACCCCCGCTAACTTGGTTTTTTCCGCAGTGGTATAGTCCTCAGTGCTGAGCTGCTTGCCTGATACCTTATCTACCTTCCCGGCCAGGACGGTATCAGTTATATCCGCATTTTCATTTAATGCCGCAATGTCGGCAGGTTCATCATAGCCAGGTTTATTTAATCCATAGTGTGTAGTCTTATCCATCTTTCACCATCCCCCATGTTAGTTTTTTAAGGTCCCTCCAGGTATGAATCCCGCTATGCTCCGTCTCAAAACTGCCACTTACCTTAGGATTAGCATGTTCCCGCAGGTCAGCTAACCCTGCCGCCTCTGCCGCCTGGATGGTAGCCAGGCTATCATCGGTGATAATATGCTCATAGATACCATCTCCACCCTGTACGGCGGCAGTAGTTGCCTGCGAAGCGTAATCCTCCACCACGGTTATGACCGCTATATCCTGTTTGGCCGTCAAGCTCATGGTCGCACCCTCAATGGGAGTAGCGGTTTGACTGCTGCACCGAATATATTTCTCGCTGAAGCTCATCATGTAATCAAAGTCAGGTTCTTCGTGCAGGTTTTCAACACCTACCGACATGGGCACTTCACCAACACTCAGAGATACCTCATGCGGTCCCCAGGGAAGGGTCCAGATGCGCGCCACGCCGTCAGCTTTCCACTGCACCACCTGCGGGTCAGATAACATAGTCCCGCCCCGGACATACACCCGGTTCCGCAGCCCCTGGGTATCTATGCTGTGCTTACCAAACCTGAATTTCCCCCCGGGCAGCAAAACCATTGGCACGGGGTTGGCCAACTCTTCTGCGCTGAAAAAGTGTAAGTCTTTGTAGTAGTCCGGTTGCCAGTGCCACCCGACATAATCACAAAGCCATTTAAAACATTCGCTGGGGTGCTTGTATTCAAATTCAGCGCCAGTTGACTCAATCACAGGGGCACCTAATACCACCCCATTAGTGGTAAAATCAGGACAATATTTAGCCACAATATCCAGGAATATATCACTAGCACTCAAATTTTCATATGCTTCAACTACTAACTTTTTATCCAGTAAGACAGTATAATCATCACAATCGACACTCCATAAATCAAAATCCCTATCCATAAGTTGAACATTAACAATAATACCACCAAATAGACGACCAATATCATCGTCCTCAACTATAACCTCATCACCTTCAGATGGCTTGCCCTTAGCTACGTTAAAAGCACAAGTATCTATTTGATAAGTTAGTGCCCTTTGAATTTGCAAGGTATCGCGCTCTAAATCTTGCCAACGCTCAACCCCTGCAATATACAAATGCCTAGCCATTAGAACCTCACCCCCAGCTTCTGTAACTCCCGCATTATCTGTTCGGCTTGGTCTCTGGAGGAACCAGGTTGTATTATAAAATTAAACCCTCCATAGTTAGTACTACTATTATTTGTAGTAGATAACGCAGGGCCCATAACTCCAGAGGTAAGTGAGACCATACTTGCCATGACTTCTTCCAATCGGGGCATACTTGCTTTTATGCCATCCGCAAAAGTATTAATTAGAGCTGGGCCCCATTCTCCCAGCCTTCTTAAAGGCCCAACCTTAGCAGGACTGTGCGGCATATAGCTATCTACTATTGAGGCTGCTTGTTCCAAAGTTCGTTGCAGGTTATCGAACTGAGACTGCATACCAGCAGTGAAGTTTTGCATCAAGCTTACCCCATAGGTAGTCCCGGCTTTGGCAATTCCTTCAAATTTTTCTTGTATCTTTTTCATTTCTTCCTCAGCATTGGAACGTATCTCTGCATTTTTCTTTTCCCACTCAATACGGTACAGTTCCAGCTGTTCGCTGGCTTTTTGCCGTATCTCCATGAGCTTGACCTGCATTTCCACTCGTTGCTGCTCTAGCTGACTAACTGCTTCTTCACGTGCTTCTTGATTCTTGTTACGCCATAAAGACACATATTCGGTCAGTTGTTCGTCTGTAAGAGTGTTTAAAGCAGCTATTTCAGGCCCAGCCTTAGGGCCCATTTCCTTGAGCTGTGCGATAAGGCCCTCATCCACCCCTCTAGCAGCCAAACTGGCTATATTCTCACGCCAGTTATCAAAAGCCTCTACTTGACCACGTAAGTTGTCTAGTAGCTGTTTTCCAGAAACATCTTTTTGGCTAACCGCATCAAATATACCAACAAAATTGCTTAGGGCTTCAGTTCTTGATTTTATCTGGTCTTCATACTGCCGGGTAACGCTGGCCTCGTCAGCCATCATCTTAGCATTGGTTTCTTCAACTTTTTCCTGATAACTCTGAAGGGCTGAGGCCAAATCCTCTTTGTATTTCTTTTCAACCTTAGTCACTTCAATAGACAAATCCCTCAACTGTTTAGCTTGGTCTTTGAGAGAGTTAGTTGTGTTATACAGCTCTTTCTGTAAATCAGACAAGGTTTTTTGTTCTTCCAATAGTTTGAGTTTAAGTTGTTGGGCCTCCTTGGAATTTTCACCCTTTTCTTTTTTCATTTCTTCATAGCCTTGAGAAGTAGCAGTAATTACTTGTTTCTGCATATCTATCTGGGCTGTGAGAGAATTCATATCGTTCTTGAGTTGTTGAGCCTTAGTGCCAGTCATTTCCAACTCATTGCCGATTATACCGAAAGATGCTTTTATCTGAGACAGCTTGGTTTTCAGTAATTCAGCAGTAGCCTCCCACACAGCTTGTAATTCTTTGGCAGTACCCTTAGAAGCAGCCATGGTATTAGTATCTGCTCCCGGCACAGCTTGTTGCTGGTCTGACCCGGTCAAAGATTCAAATTTCTGCTTGAAGTCAGCCATACTCAAGCCTTTGCCTGTAGTTGACCAATTTGAAAAAGCATCCTTGATGTCTCCAGCAGAGGATTTCAAGTTAGCCGCAGATTTCTTCATTAAGGCAGCTTGTCTTTCGGCCTCTTTGCTGGCTGCTCCACCCTTATCTGCTATTGCTTTCTGAGCCTTATCAAAGGATTTTTCAAATGCTGGGGCTATGTTACCAATTACTCCTACAACTGGGCTAATAGCATTCATTATACTGCTCAGTAACCCAAATACTACTGACTTTAGTTTGTTAAAAGCTGTCATAACTCCAGCTACTAGAGTACTGAAGTATGCTTGCATAGCAGAAGTAACAGACTTCACTTTTTCTTGTATGCCGAACATGTTATTGTGCCAAGATTCGTAGATTAAATAGGCTGTTGCTGCTAAAGCTGCTCCTGCTGCTATAAAAGGAGACAGTGGTACCATAGCTGCCCAAATAGCCTTGGCTAAAGCAATAAACGCAGGAATAAGAGCAGCTGTAATAGCTCCACCAATAGCTACAATAGCAGTTCTAGCCAATAAGGACATGTGCTCTAAAGCACCAGCCACGCCTTCATCTGCTATCAGTTCCCGCAGTCTACCCAAACTGTCTACAGCAGCTTTGAGTTTACCCTTGAGAGAGAAAGTTTCTATCAAGTCCTCACCAATACTGGTCATTATCTGGCTGACATTGTCTTTAAAGTTTGACCAAATACCTAATAGGCTCTGACTTTGTTTATCCATCATGTTCGGGAATTTTTCGTTCATACCCTCAAGAATACCGCTGATGCCTTGAGCAGCAGAGATACCGCCTTGCTCAGCCATCTTCATAGCTTGAGGTATGGATACTCCAATCTTATCGGCAAGCATCTGCCATACTGGGATACCCAATTCTGCCAGTTGCATCATTTCTTCGGCAGAGACTTTACCCTTAGCCTGCATCTGACCCAGGGCACGAGTAACTCTCTGAATCTCAAACTCTCCACCGCCAAGTCCAGATACAGCATTACCGATAGAAGTCATCATAGGTATTATTTCTTGAGATTGAAACCCAAAAGCCAATAATTGCCTGGAAGCATTAGCCAACCCCTCTATTTCAAAAGGAGTATTGGCTGCGAAGGCATAAAGGTCTTTTATGAGAATATCAGCAGCTTGAGCACTACCCAACATGGTAGTGAAAGCTATCTTGGTCTGCTCCAAATCCCCAGCCATCTTTATAGACTTTAACCCTACAGCACCTAAAGCAGTAGCCAGAATACCTACTCCAGCAGCTAGTTTTTTACTACTCCTCTCAGCCCCAGATAAACTGCCTTTCAGCCCTTCCAACTTGGCTTTGGTACTATTCACAGTTGAGTCAAATTTAGCATCGTCTAAAGTTAATTTAGCAGAAACTTGTCCTACTTCCAACTATATCACCTCCCTACCAGGAACTCACTCTTTGGGCTGAGGGCTGTTTCTTGTCCTCTTCTTCAGGGCTATTCACTTTAATGTGTACATCCAGCAAAGCTTTCAGCTTGCGTGGGGTAGTATGCCGGAATTTTTCTTCGGTCATGCCCAAAACTACTGTTCCGGCATAATAGAGGAAGTCCCAGTCCCATCCCCTTCTGGCAGCTCCCCCAGCTTTTTTCCTGGTTCAGGTAGGTGGTTATCCATAGCCTCCATAACTTTAGCAGCTATTTCTTGAACATTATCCAGATTCAGCCACTTACCCACTTGTCTTGGAGTTAAAGACTCATCTTCATGACGTAAGCCAGCCCAAAGCATATCCCGTGTGGCCCTCAGGTTAAATTTCTGCAGTTTATCGAATACTACAGAAACGTCCTCATACAAATCTTCCAGGTCGATAAAGGCATTGAAGTCATACAGCAAAGTCCTGTCTTTATCCAGAGTAATTGGAATAGGTTTTTGAATAACATTATTAGCCACAGTATAGCCTCCCTAAATAGTAGTAAGGGCAGGATTGTCCTGCCCGGTCATTATGCAGTCCCAAAACCAATCACGGTGTTAGCCGCCAATGTCTGGCCATAGATATCATGTACTCCAATGGTTGCAATGGCGATGTAGGTGCTCGAAGCATCCAGATTGCTGGTCGGATCAAAAGATACAATCTTCCTGGTAGAGTCAATGCTCAGGGTACCAGTCACGGCAGTTCCATCGCTCTTGGTTACGGTAAAGTTTGCAGCTGATACATCACTCGGGCTGATTGCGTTGCTGAAGGTCCAAGTAATGTTGGAGTCAACAGCTACACTAGCGCCTCCATCAGCAGGGCTGGTAGTTACAGTCAAAGCACCAGGCGCAGATCCAGTAGTAATATCAACAGCAGTTTCATTGAACACTATGTCTTTAATTTTCTTATCCTTCAGAGTACCTATGGCCTTACCAGATGCGCTAATGGTAGCATACTCTTCACCCTGTATAGTAAAGCTGAAGCTTGTACACTTAGCTTTAAACAATATAAAGTGGGCATCCCCCACATCTGCATAATCGGTTTTAGCCTCAAGTTTGAAATAGCCAGGCAAATCGGTATTTTTTAAGGTAAAAGTCTGTGTCTGATTTGGAGTAACACCGCCCGCAACAACGGCTCCGCCAATCCACAAAGCCAACGCATCCAAAGAAATTTTACCATGCTCTATTGACCAATCAATCTGCTCCAGTTTGGAATAAGTATCCAAAACGGACTCATCCCCCTTTAGCTGCTTCTCCATGAAAGTAGGGGATAATTTTAACTGAGTTATACCCGGGACATCTATGGCAGTACCATAGGTTAAAGTATCCGCATTATCTACAGTTAAAGGGCTTATCTTACAATCATCCAGGCCCAGTAAAACAGATTCTTTTGCTATTGCCACCATTTTAAACCTCCTTTTAGTCTCTTGATGTAGTTACCCCCAAGTTAAACACATAGAGGGTACGATTGCTTGCGTCAGTTTCCAAGAAGTGAGGGGATTGTATAGCTTTTATCTGAGCCTTGCGCCCATTCAGTACTACAACACGATTCTCAGGCTTATCTAGGGCTTTGAATATAGCCCAACTCTTGGACTTGGCCTGAGCTGAACTTGTGTTTCGTACAGTAATTTGAATAGTACGCTTTAGGTCAGAAATACCATATTCTGGAGGATAGCTACCTGTATCCCATATACTTATCAAGTTACTGGGCTGGTCTGGTCTGGAGTCAAGAAAAACATCTGTACCCACATTAGTAACCAACTCAGCACTTTTCAGATAGGTAGCTATATCCCTGGTTAATTCAGCCATCACATCACCCCAATTCTTTCTTAACTGACAGGTCTACCAATTTCATTACCTTTTGTACATTTCGTTTGAATGGGTCTTCAAGATACTTGGCTTTTCTACCCTCGACATGGTGTAGAGTCAAATCTTCATGTTGTTTCCTGGCATAGGGGGTATTGAATGAGATATACACAGAATTGCCGCTTTCTGTGATAGCTCCAGACCTTTCCAAATCCCCTGACTCTAAAGGCACTTCATCAATAGCCTCAGATAGTATCGCTTCAGCACCTTTATACAGAGCCTTCATACCAGCCTTGTGAGCTGCTTTCTTCACAGCAGGGCCATTCCATTTCAGTTCTGCCATTACAGATACACCTTCCTACCGATAGTTTGACCCTCTAGGTCAACCATGTCTCCTACTGTAATAACAGGCCAATCTCTACCCCCATAATTTATGATATCGCCAGGGTTAACATTCTCTGTACAGATTATCTGGGTCTCAGACACTACCTGTTCCCCCTGGGTATTCCGTACTAAAGTACGTTTACCCTTGGCCCGTACTTTTATGTCTTCTGTAACAGGATTAGACAATTCTCCATACTCATTGGTAGTACCGGTAGTCCAAGTAACTGTCTGATTCAAGTAATTATCTAGCATGTTGTCCTCACCGCCTTGTCTAAATAGGGCTTGAGCAATTCTCTAGCCTCTTGAGATAACAAGCCTTTACCCGAACCAGCTTGATAGGTTTCACTTAACCCATCAATAGAGAAGGATTGAACCCCTTCCCTTTGTAGTTTAAGTCTGGAACTATTGCCTCTTATCAGTAAAGCCAAAGCCTCTTCACAACAAGCCTCTTTGACGTTTTTGTGTACTGATACTTCACAGTACCAATCCCGGTCATATATTGATTCAGCAAGATTACCCA